CAACACCTGACAGTAACTATTCTGTAGAATTACACTACTACTACAAACCAACAAGTTTAGCAGACAGTACAATTGAATTAACAGTTGCATCTTCTTCTAGTCTTGCTGTCGATGAAGTTATAACTGGTGCATCTAGTGGTGCAACGGCTACAATACAAAGTAAAAACGACAGTACAAACAAGTTAACGATCATTGTACCTACAACAGCATTTACAAGTGGTGAGACAGTGACAGGTGGCACAACTGGTGCATCTTCTGCCATATCCGCTATATCAAGTGATACAACAACTACCTGGTTAAGTAAGAATGCGTTGAACGCAATGCTTTACGGATCGCTTTCAGAAGCGTATATTTTTATGAAAGGTGAAGCAGATATAATGCAATTATATGAAAGAAGATTCATGGAAGAAGTAAGTAGATTAAAAGATTTAGGTGAGGCTAGGGAAAATGCCGATGCTTATAGGCAAGGATTACCTAGAAGAGCAAGGACATAGGAGATAAATTATGGCAACCTCAAATGCAGCAACCAACTATTTAGAGAGAAGATTATTACATTTTTTATTTAAAAATAATTCTCTTAGTTTCTCAAGTCCAGGTGACAGTATATATGTTGGACTATGTACAGCAGTATCTGCGGCTGAAAC